GGCCCAAGAACATTTAAGGTCTGGAAAGTAATGTCTTACCCAGTCTTTTTCAATGTTCGTGAATTGTTCTTTATCTCTGTCAAACCCAAGACATTCCATAGGAACTCTCATGCCGTCTGCAGTTGTTAGCCAGTAGACGTATCTAGGAAGAACATCTCCTACCATACGTATCTTGTTGTCGCCTTCTTTATAGGTATAAGCCTCTACTGATGATTTTTTAGCTTTTCCTTCTATATTTCCAAATTTAATTGCCATTTTCTTTTTCCTCGTAGTAAAATGTTATATTATCTTGACCATCTATACTTAAAAGGGGATTAGCCTCTAAAGATGCCCGGTCTATCTCTGTGTATTTTAATGGTAACGATTTAACGCCATACCATTTGTAATCTAAGTAATTTCTAAGACTTGCCAACTCAATATAGAGTGCCATGTTGTTGAAAGTTACTTGTAGTTTGTTTTTAAATATCTCTCTAGGATTAAGTAAGTAGCTATCGCCACTTAGATTATGGTTGTAAAATCGGCTTATGTTCTTATTATTTCGAGGCATCCTGATATTGTAAGTATGAATAGCTAGGATTCTTACCACGTTTTCGGATTTACCTCCACTCAGTTTTTGTACCTTTTTCCAATCAAAGAAAATCAACTTAAAAATCTCCCATTTAGAGTAATATTATACTATAAAATAACCACTTTGTCAAGAGTTATTTTTAATTAGCTACAACCTTGATGTCGTAACCCTGTTTAATGTATACAGCTGAACGTGCCTTAGCCTGTCGAGTTGCTGTATTGCCCTTCAAGTGTATATCTACTATCACGGGCTGTGTTTTGCCTTCTTGCTTTCTAATAATTCGCCCTATCAATTGAATCAATAAAGGTTCATTATTAATTGGAGTTGCTAAGACCAAGGCAGAAAGTTCGTTAACAGAAATACCCTCTCCGAAGATACTTTGAGAACCATATAGGATATCAAGTTCCCCAGTTCGGATTTTATCTATTTCTCTATCTCTCGTTGCTTGGTCTAGCTCCCCAGTTATACATGTAGCGTTATCTCCTGTAAATTCAGCACACCTCTTTAGGAGTTGTACTCTATCACTTACTACTAGTACTCTATGTCCTCTAGCGGCATAAACTGACGCTAGTTGGGCAACTATTCTTTGGTAAGTTTCGTCATAAGCGACGGCATTTACCCTCTTAGCCCAGGGGATTTTAGTACTATCAGGGAATCGGACGTCTGATTTTACGATGGTTACTCTCGGAGTTATGTAATTCTCTTTCGGGGGTTGATGTACATCAAAACCGAAATAATCATTAAAGATTACATGTTTTCCATCCTTTCTTTGCAAAGTGCCGCTCAGACCTATTTTATATCTAGCGGAACACTTGTCAATTATACCAGAGAACGTGGGAGCGCTTACGTGATGCATTTCGTCCAGAATAATAGTTCCAAACATTTTTGAAATTTCTGTTATTCTTTTACTCAAAGTCTGTACGTTCGCTACAACAACTATCGGGTCAGTTTCAAATTTTCCACTTCCGATAATCCCACACTTGATGCCCAGGCACTTTTCTACTTCTTCTTCCCATTGCTTTCTTAACGCCAATGTATGTACTACTATTAAAGTTTTCTGTCCCAATTTGGAAGCAACAGCCAGAGCTGTAAAAGTCTTACCCCAACTTACAAATGCATTTATAATCGCATTGTCGTCTATAGATTTGAAAATTTTACTCTGACTATCCCTCAATTCAAATTTGAATTCTGGAAATTTTTCTGGAACTAATACTCTCTTATCAATAATTTCATGCTCTTGTGGAATTAGGTCGAATCTACCTACTGGTACTGTAACAAGTTCTTTACTTATTCTTCCCATATTCTTAATTACCTGAGGTGGCTCCGTCGGATTATACGACGGAATCTTATAGGTAAGTTCCAAATCTAACAACTTCTGCCGTTTAGCGTCAGCTGTCATGTAGATTCGATTTGAAATTACTGCTTTATCTGTCATCTGAAAAAGAAACCTCTTATTACCTCATCCATA